TTCTGTATTAGCAGAAGATAGTATTAAAAGAGCCCTACAAGATTGGGACGAAAAGAAAGCACACAGACAACACAACAGGGGGCCTGAATGATAGAATGGACCGACGAAGCAATGGAACAAGTGGTTAATAGAATAGAATCTAGAAAATCACCTGGTGTAAGACTAGCTTTGTTAGGCGGTGGGTGTGCAGGTTTTAAATATGATTTTAGTTACGCTGATGGACCTAGGACTGAACAGGACACAGAGTTAGACTTTGGCAAATTCAAAATGTGGATTTGTCCAATGTCAGAAGGCTACTTAGATGGTACAGTTATAGGATGGCGAGTAGATGGTTTACAGGAGGAGTTCACATTTTGGAACCCAATGGAATCTGCTTCTTGCGGTTGTGGAGAAAGTGTAGGATTTTAATTATGGAGTTACAAAATGGCAAAGAAAAATTGGGCAAAAATAGCCCACACTGGTGTCAAGAAATCGACATCACAAGGAACAGGTGGTAGAGGAAGAAAAGTAAAAATTTCTACTTCTACGATGAATAAAAACAAAAAACGATCTTATAAAAGGTATAGAGGACAAGGTAAATGACAACAACTAATATTACGAATGTTTCAGAAGCATCGTGGAGTAATGCTAACCCTAATGAGTTAGATTATTTGCGTCCTAACGCATTTAAATTTCAGATACATAACATTCCTAATACAAGTTACTTCTGTAACGCAGCAAACATTCCTGAGATGAATTTACAACCTGCGATACAGCCTAATCCTTTAGTTGATATAGGCCATCCTGGAGACAAAATAGAATTTGGTACTTTAATGATACGATTCCTCATACAAGAGGACATGAAAAATTATAAAGAACTATATGACTGGCTGGTTGGCCTAGGTTTTCCAAAAGATCACAAACAATTTGCAGAATATACAAAAACACAGGAATATAGGTTCCCAGATATATCTCCTGATTCGCAACAAGGGCTGGGACAGTATAGTGATGCAACATTAACATTGCTAGACTCAAACAATAACGCAAAAATATTATTTAGATTCGTCGATGCGTTTCCTATCAGTTTACAAGGGTTAGATTTTGAGATTGTAACAGGATCTACAGATTATATGATAGGTGTAGCTATGTTTAAGTATAGCTACTTTGACATCGAAGTATTATAATACCAAAAGGTACAACAAACTGTTGACTCTTACATATACAGAGTCTATAATGTATATATTATGATAACTCTACAAGAATTACAAGAAATGTGGCAGGCAGACTGTAAGGTTGATGAACTTAACCTAGGACAGGAGTCTACACGCATACCAGAACTACATTCCAAATATCTTAACCACTTAACTACATTAAGATTACAATGTAGGAGAGCCCAAAGTGAATTATATAAGATGAGAAGGCTAAAGTGGAAATATTATCGAGGAGAGTTGGACCAAAAAGAATTAAACGAAAAAGGCTGGGATCAGTACTTAGGCAATGCTCCACTTAATAATCAGATGAATGAGTTTTTGGATACAGACGAAGATGTTATTAAATTAACCGATAAATTGGAGTATTTAAACACCTGTATGTCCCTATGTGAGGGTGTTATGAAGTCGATTTCTAGCCGTTCTTTTGATATTAAAAATGCAATTGAGTGGACCAAGTTTACAAACGGCTCTTATTAGTGCAAAAAATTTGGCCGACCTCGAGGAGCAAAAAAAGTTGATAAAAATTTCCAAGAAAGACGAAGTACATATTAATATAGATACAGACGCAAGTACTGCACAGGAAATATGTGACTTCTTTACTTTCGAAGTTCCAGGAGCTAGGTTTATGCCTCTCTATAAGAAGAGAGTATGGGACGGTAAGGCAAGACTGTTTAATATATACAACAAAGAATTATACATAGGGCTGTTACCTTACTTAAAAGAGTTTGCTGACACCTTAGAGTATGATATAGAAGTAAACATGCCTGATATAGGCGAAGACATAGACATTGAACGATTCACTAATGAACTGAGGTTACAAGCAAATGGAAAAGACATCGAAATTAGAGACTATCAGAAAGAAGCAGTTACAAAGGCGATTAATACTGGACGAACTTTACTCTTATCTCCTACTGCTAGCGGGAAGTCTCTCATTATATATTCTCTTATTCGTTATCATCAACTAAAAGATAGGAAGCAGTTAATTATTGTTCCTACTACATCGTTGGTAGAACAAATGTACGGAGACTTTGCAGATTATTCTACAAAGAATGGCTGGAGAGTTTCCGAGAACTGCCACAGAATATATGGTGGTAAAGAAAAAACAAATGAATACCCTATAACAATAAGCACATGGCAATCTATATACAAGTATCCTAAGAAATGGTTTGAACAATTTGATGTGGTGTATGGAGATGAGGCTCACTTGTTTAAGGCAAAGTCTTTAACAACATTAATGAACAAACTTACTAATACACCTTTTAGAGTAGGAACAACAGGTACATTAGATGGCACAAAAACACATAGGTTAGTATTAGAAGGTGTGTTTGGCCAAGTACATAAGGTTACTACAACTAAAAAATTAATGGACACTAATCAATTAGCAACATTAAAGATTGTATGTTGTATGATTAACTGGAAAGACGCACACAGAAAAGAAGTTAAGGGTATGACTTACCAAGAAGAAATAGATTGGATAGTAACACACCCAGATCGTAATGAAATTATAAAAAATATAACTATAGCACAAGAAGGTAATACACTTGTTCTATTTCAATTTGTAGAAAAACATGGTACAGTTTTATATGAAATGATAAGTAAATCTGTAAAAGAAAATAGAAAAGTTTTCTTTGTATATGGAGGCACAGATACAGAAGTCAGAGAAGAAATAAGAGCCATCACAGAGAAACAAGACGATGCTATTATTATTGCCTCGTATGGTACATTTTCAACAGGCATAAATATAAGGAACCTACATAATATTGTATTTGCCTCACCTAGTAAAAGTAGAATTAGAAACTTACAAAGTATAGGAAGAGGCCTTCGTAAAGGAGACAATAAGGTTGCTTGTAATCTTTTTGACATTGGTGATGATTTAACTTGGAAGTCTAAAAAGAACTATACAATGAACCATTTAATAGAGAGGATCAAGATTTATAATGAAGAGGGCTTCAATTATAAACTTGTTAAAATAGATGTCTGAAATAAGTATTATTAAATTAATGGACGGGTCTACAATCGTAGGTAAATTAACAATAACAAACGACATTGTAGAAATAGAACACCCAATAGAATTGGTTTCCAATATAACACCTATAGGCAGTATATTAGGAGAGCAAATTAATCTTAGACCTTGGGTGGCTATTGCAGAAGAACACATATTCACAATAGATAGATACAATGTTATTACAGTAGCATCTCTACAGGAGAATTTCATACAAGGTTATGAAAGAATGGTAGAACATATCTATTTTGGAGAGGACAAATGGGAAGAAAGTTTATTAGAAAAAGAAGGTGAACTTCCTACTGAAGAAGATTTAGAAACAATATCAGACTATGCAGAAGCAATACTGAAAAAACAAATACATTAGGAGTATATTATGGCAAAAAGGCGTGATCCAAATTCGGCTCACTATATAGACAACAAAGAATTCCTTGCTAGGATTTCTGAATATAGAGAGTTAAGACTTGAAGCAGAAGAGAGTGGCGAGGAGAGGCCACAAGTAACTAATTATATAGGAGAGTGTTTTGTTAAAATTGCAAACCACTTAGCTTATAAATCTAACTTTGTAAATTATACATTTAGAGATGAAATGATTTTAGATGGTATTGAAAACTGTCTTACATATATGGATAACTTTGATCCTGCAAAATCTAAAAATCCTTTTGCATACTTTACACAAATCACATACTACGCATTCGTAAGGCGTATCCAAAAAGAAAAAAGACAAATGGAAACTAAGTTCAAGTATATTAAGAGCTTGGACATAGATCAAATCTTAGAACAAAGTGCAGACGGAAGTGAACATTCAAACGACTACTTATCATATATGAGAAATATGATTGAGCAAGCAGAGGCAGATAATTTAGCAGCAGACAAAGCTAATGAAGGTAAGAAAATGCCTAAGCGTCGTCCCAAATATTTAGACGAAAAAATTAAAGCAGAAGAAGAGGCAAAACGGTCAACCAAAAGCGCTAAATAGTTCTTGAAATGTGGTTAGGCTGTATATATAATATCATACTATGAAACTCAGGTACTCAGAAGCATTCTATAGCATACAAGGCGAAGGAAGATTCGTCGGAGTTCCAAGCATTTTTCTTAGAGTGTTTGGTTGTAATTTTGAATGCGCTGGCTTTGGACAAGAAAGAGGTAAGTTTATCGCTACAGATAAAATGCCTTATATGGTAGATCCTAAAGCAGACAAAACACACCCAGAGGCATACACTAGCATAGATCAACTACCAGTTACACCTGTAGGTTGTGATAGTTCTGCATCTTGGGCTATGAAATACAAACATTTACAAATGACTAAGAAAGTTGATGAGGTGTTTGAACATATTATTAGTCTATTACCTAACAGAAGATTT